AATCCTAAATAAAGTTGTGCTGGGGTACATAATGATTTAAAAGTTTTAACTGCTTTCATTATATAATTTGTAAAGAAAATATATAATAAAGAATATATATTAAGATTGTTTTAATGTATTACCTGCTGCTTCCTGAGAAGCGCTAGAATATATATTAGGTAAATTAGCTGTTTCATATGGCATAGGTAAGTCTTTTAATAATTTCGGTTGATTCATAGGATCGGCGCCTACTTCTGCTTTACCTCCCTGATATCTATGTTTAATATTTTGAACAGTATTTGCCCCTTTCCAGTAGTTTAATACTAAATCACCTAAACCAAAATCATGCATAAGTTCTGGAATACCTCCTCCTTTTTGGAGTTTCATCGATGGTTTAATTCTAAGATTAGAATTTAAACTCTTAGGATCTGGAAGAATTGGATTTGTATTATTTTTTACTCCTGTGTAAATTTCTCCCATATTTCTAGGAGAATCACATCCCCATTTAGCACATGCGCCCCCTCTCTGTCTTCTGCGTCGTCTTGTTCTACGACTTTTACGAGATCTAGTGCGTCTTCTTTGTTTTGTTTTATTGTAACGGGATCTTCTTTTTCTGCGACGACTTTTACGTCTTCTACGACCTCCTACTATAGGACTGGCGCAAGCACATCCACCACCTTTCATTTTTTTTCTTTTGATTTTAGATTTTCTACCTCCTTTTAAACGTCTTTTAATATGTGTAAGGACCATATAAATTATAATGAGATTTAAAAAATATTTAATATTTTTACTAAATATTTATTAATTATTCAATATCAACATGAGTAAGCATGTGTCGCCGACAACACATTTTTGTAAAATTAAGTCTATCTAAAACTTTACCTTCTGGGGTTTTTTCCATTTTTTCTTCGTCTAAATAAACAACTTCGCCAGTATTCATTCCTTCACTCATTTTAATTTTACGCACTTCTTTAATATAGAATAAATATTTATCGGCTAAAACATTACCGCAAGTAAAGCACTTTATCGGGATTATCATATTTATATAATAAATTATATATAATATCTTAAAATCAATTTTATAGTTTTGATTATTTTAATAAAAACAATATAATATATTAATTAATGGCTGTATTTTGATCTTTACATTGTTGTATAAATGTTCCTTGTTTTTCTTTTATTTGGTCACCTTCCTGATAATAATACTTTTCCCATCCTATATAATCTCCACTAGGGTTTTTATAACATTTTGACGATGGTCCTAAACTTCCGGGGACAGTGTTTGAATTTCCTCCGGGATTCATCGTGGAAGCAGCGGCAACGCATTTATTGATTTTTTCATTATTATCAGATGCTGTTGCCCATACACATGTTCCTAAAGAACAGCAACCTTCTTTTGTATCTAATTTCCCACAAGTTTGGTCTGTTTGTAAACCGTTATTAGCATTTGCTACAAAATCATCTTGTGAAGTCATTTTTTCAATAACAATAACCCTGTCTACTTTTGTTTTCTTTTTTTTGGGAAATGTTATATTATTTATTACTATAAGAATAGCTACAGCAGCAAAAAGACAAGTCACTAATACAATTCCTAATAAATTATCTCCTAAAAAATTTATGGTTTTTATTAATAGTTTTGGCATTATATATAATGAATTAAGATATAAATTTCATTATATATTTAACGTCTGCGGCGTCTGCGTCTGGAACGGCGACGGGAAGAGCGACGAGACTTACGGCGACTTTTACGAGATTTGCGTCTGCGGCGAGTGCGTCTGCGCTTACTACGTCCGCCAGCCTGAGGAACAGCTAATCCACCCTTGTTGATTTTCTTTTGTAAAGCGGCTGCTTTAGCTTTAACTCCTTTAGCGGCAGTGGCAACCTGTCCTGCTGCTGATTTAGCGGCCTGGAGCTTTTTCATGCACTTAGGGTGATTTTTCATGAATGGATTTTTACATAATGCTGGAACTCCCGTGGCAAGGGATCTAGCTTTTAATGCCTGAGCATCCTGCATAGCTTTTGATGCTTTAGATTGGGCAGCGAGGGCATCTTTCTGTGTTCTTGCCGCCATTTTTCCAATCGATTTAACTTCTGCTTTAGATAATTGTTTGCCGCCGCGACTTCTGCGACTGCGTCTACGACTTCTACGAGATCTACGACTTTTTCTAGCCATTATAATATATTATTAGAAAATATATTATAACCGAATTGCTAAATTACGCATCTAAAAATATTTTTACAAAAATAGTTAAAGCTGGTCCTAAAAAACACCATACAGAATTAGAAGTTTTTGGATATAAAATAGTTAATATCATCGGTCCTAATCCGGCATAAATTAACCATAATAATTTATTTGTTAAATCGCTAAATAGTATAGGCAACATATAAACTAAAAGTCCATATAATGGAACATTTACAGAACTATACCATGGCCAGTATAATTGGCATCCTAATGCTTTATTTTTACATTCATACATGTAGCTACATAAATCTTTTTGTGTAGGCCAATAGTAAAAACTCCAAATCATATTTGCTATAAACAAAATGACCCATGTGGTTTTCACCTCTTTAGAAAGTTTTGATGTGCTAAATAAAAAAACAGCTATTAAACTAAATAAAGGTTGAATTATCGAATGACTTAATAATCCTATAGACGACCCTAATTTATTTAAACCTGATTTACATTCTAAATCTTTATGCATTAAAAATTCTCCTATCTGCATAATAGAAATACCTAGAATAATGGTTCCAAATAATCTATCACTTTTATGGTTGCGATTATAAAGAAATAAAAAACCTACAAGGGAAATCATAAAGGAACCTAATGATGCTCTAGCACTATAACACATATATACTATAACGATATAGTATATATTTAATAAATTATCTCTTACGTCTAGTGCGACGAGATTTACGCGATTTTCTGCGGCGTGATTTGCGAGATTTTCTTCTACGCGATTTACGTCCGCGACGAGATTTACCTCTGCGACGAGTTCGCCTTCCTCCCTTTTTTCTAGGAGATTTTTCACGTTTTACAACTTTATTACCATCTTTATCTCTGGTAAGACGAGCTACTCTTTTTGATGGAAACCCCATACTAGTTTTTGTTAAATCAGAGATATAGTTTGGTTCTGCAAAATCACCTATATGACTAGATACTTCTCTAGGTATTTCAGATGATTTATTGCTAGAAGACATTCTAGAACCCGTACTAGCTCTAAAATCTCTGTTTTCGCGCCCCATTTGTCTTGTCTGTCCTAATAAACGTTGTCTAACACTGCCATGGGTTCTAATTGATCTAGTTAATGCTCTTCTAATGTCATCCTGAGTAGGAGGGTCTCTTAAAAGGGTAAGAGGTTGTGTTCTAGCAGTTCTACGAATTGTATTACCTCTAGATACGGATTGTCTATCTCTTCTCTCCCACTCGGACATTTCTGTATTTCCTCCGTTGCCCTCGCTTCCAGCTTTACTTTCTTCATTTCCTAATATTAGTGATGCCATATACTAAATATATATACTAAATAATATTATAAAATTTATAAATATTTATCTTCTACTACGCGACTTTCTCGATCTTCTGCGAGATTTTCTGCGAGATTTTCTGCGACGACCCCCAATTAAAGATGAACTAGCGCATCCGCACGCACCACCTTTCATTTTACGAGAACGTCTTTTTCTGCGACTTTTTCTTTTACGTGCGCGTCGTCCTCCTTTTTTAGTTTCTCCTCTTTTTTTAGATTTTTTTTCATTTTTAAATCTTTGTTGCCGTTTACGAAGATTAATTCTTTCACTTCTAGAAGGCGCGCCTAATCCTACTCTAGTACTTTCATTGACATTTGGTACTGCTGTATTTGCTAAAAGCCTAGCAGGACCTAGAGGTATGCCCGATTGGTGAATTGTTTGTCTCGTGTCTTTATTTTTTCTTCCATATACTCTAGCTACTCTTGAATTTTCCCGCCTTTTTTTTCCTGCGTCCTGAATTTGTTCCAACATAGGATTAGGTCCTCCTGTTGAGCCTTTCACTTGTCGATTATGAAATTCTGACCATGTTTGATTGGTATTCGAAATAGGACCGCGTCTCTCAGCTCCGGAATACGCTGCTCCTCTTTCCAAATTCCATCTAGCAGCAGCAACAGCAGCAGGCCCACCTCGTCTATCAGCACGAATATTATTACCCGGAAAAGCAGCATTCGTACCTATAGCTACAGTTGGACTTCTAACAGGTTGTACAGATTCTTTAGCAGATAATGCGTTTGTGTTTCCTATTGCTGCTCTTCTTCTTACATTATCATATCGTCTGTTATATTGTGCTCTTTCTGCTTCTTGTTCTTCTGGAGTTCTTCTTTCCCCTATCCATCTAGCGGAAGCAGGGATTCTTTTGCCTGTTTCATCTTCTAGTGTTCTTTGTCTAAGACCTACAACATTTAATGCGTCTTTCATTCTTTCCATTTTATATATTTACTAAATATTATATAAAATTAGTAAATATTTATCTTCTGCGACGTGATTTACGCGATCTTCTGCGCGATTTGCGAGATTTTCTACGACGACCGCCAATTAAAGATGAACTAGCACATCCACACGCACCTCCCTTCATTTTACGAGAACGTCTCTTTCTTTTACGCGTACGCCTTCCTCCTTTACTAGGAGATTTTAATCTTCTGTTTTTTTTTGCGGCTTCACGTCCTTTTCTTTTAGTAGGAGCACCCTGTGATGTTTTAGTTAAATCAGACACATCGTGACGCGCTGCATCTCCTATTCTTCTTGTAATAAATTGAGGAGTTGTAGGTCCTCCAGTATTACTTTGCATGTGTATACCCAATGCTGCTCTAGTTCTCATATTATCTCTTCCCATTGCTCTAGAAACTCTTCTACTCTGATTTCTAATATCAGCACTTTGGCGAATACCTCTTAAAACACCGCCTGTTCTCACCTGGTATAAAGCATCTCCCGCTTCATGATTCTCATCAGGATACATTGCTCTCTGTCTTAATGAAAATGGTTCTGGTGCTATTCTTCTTCCAGCGTGTCCCACTGTTCTTCCTCTAGAAATTGCCCGTTTTTGTGCGGGTGTTGATGCAGCTACTAACGCATAATCAGCTGTACCACTAGATCTTCTACGAGCTCTCTTTTTTGATTCGTCTTTAGATCCGCCTTTACTAGACATTATATATTTACTAAATATTAAATAAAGTTAGTAAATAGAATAAGTTATATTTGTTATTAAATATAGAATAAGTTATACTTGTTATTAAATTTTCTACTGTTCCATTAAAACATAACCTGTTGTAGTTTTTACTTTTTTATGAACAGTTTTATTTAATGTAAAATAATTATGGCATGTTTTACACACATTTGTTAAATTTGCCGGATGATTTTTATGAATCGTTGAAATATAGTTGTTTATATTCGCTTTTTCCTGAGGCAATAAATGATGAATATCAATGCCCTCTTTTTTACAAAATTCACACTTTCCTTTTATTTTTTTAGAATTATAACGACTTTTTTTTCTCTCTAATTGACTAGAATTATTAAAATACTTTTTCCTTATATTATACGCACCATCTAGGAAATCTTTTGGAAAATCAAAAGACTTACAAACTTCTAATCCATACATATCAGCGCCGGGTCCGTCTTCTAGTTTTCTAGTATAATATAAAACTCCATTTGCATCACATCGAACCGACATATGTTTAATAGTTAAAGACGACAAATCTGTTATTTCTTTATATTGTGTAATTTGATGGAAATGCGTCGCAAAAATGTGAGACGCGCGTTTTTTATTTAAATAACGTAATGTTTCTACAAAAATACTTACAGCACTGGCTGTTTCTGTTCCGGAACAAACTTCGTCACCCAATACCAAACTATTTTCATCGCATAAATTAACTATAGTAGCCATTTCACACATTTCCACATTAAACGTGCTTTGTCCTTTAAAAATATTATCATTACCCAATATTCTTGTATAGATCGCACTATAAGGCTTATATTGAAATTTAGAACATGGAACAAACATACCCGCTTGTGCCATTATAACAGCAATCCCAACAGATCTATTAATAGAAGATTTTCCTACTCCGTTTGTTCCATAAATCAACATGCCGTCAAACTTTTTTCCTATAGATATATCGTTTGGAACATATGTTTCATTTATTTGTATGTTTTCAATAAGAGGATGGCGAATATTTTTCGCGACAATAAACGATTTTTCAGCTTTTTCTTTGATTTGTGGTTTACAATAGTTGTATCGTTTTGACACATAAGCTTTTGTCACCAAAATATCTAATTCGGAAACATATTTCACAAACCGATTCATTTCATGATTATATTCACGGAGAGAAATTATAAAATCCAAATAAACAGTTTTTAATACCTTCACCAAATCATCTTGTTTTTGAATATAACTATTGTAAAATTGTTTCAAGGTGTCTCCCATAAGCTTTTTATTACCTGAAATACCTCCTCCTACAAACTTAATTTCTGGAATGGTTTCTGCTGATTTTTTTTCTAGTGCAATTTTTAAAGCCGTACATCTTTTATCTGTAGCATAAAAATACATACCATTTTTCTCTGTAAAATGAACCTTTATTGGATCACGGTCTTTAATAAGAGAACCTAGATCACTAATCCATTTTGCTTTTTGTAGTTCAACCTCATCAAAATTCCTTGAAACTTCATCCAATAAACTATTTACTTTTTCATTAAAAAAGTTTATTTCAAATTTGTTTTGAGTTAGTTCTTGACAAATTGACATATTTAAATTTCTCTCCAAAACATTTATCAACTTAGTACAAACATTGTGAATATCATCGCCAATATTTTTTTTTATGTAGTTTTTTACCACCTTATCTTTTTCTAGAATTTTATTTATCTCTATGATTGTGTAAAGATTTTGATTGAAACTCCACAAATCAGATGGAGAGATTTTATTAAAAATGATTTTTCTGTATAAATGCTCGAAATCTCGAATAGTTTTAAACTTTTTTCGCATAAATTCAAATTTTTCATAATTTGATACAACATAATCTACTATTTTATATTGCCTCTTTAAATAAGGAATATCATTAACAGGATGTAAAATTATATCGCGAAAATTTCTTCTGCCCATAGGCGTAACACATTTATTTATCATGCGTTCTATAGAACTAAATTGACCCTTTACGTTGTGAGGATTTACTATATTAAGTTGACGTAAGGAATGATTCGCCAAAACAAGTCGATTGCTAATATTATCAAATGTAGGATGGTTTAATTTATGGGTTAAGTTTGGATTGTGTTGAAAAATAAAGTCTAGTAAAAAACAAAAACTCTTATATGCAATAGGATTCCTAGAAAGACTAGAAGATTCTATAAAACTGTCATAGTCATTAATATCGTCGTAAAAATCAGTTAAGATGCTTTTTTGATAGGCTTGTTGTTCGCATTTTTCTACCATTCTAGATTGTTCCGAATCAATAAGTTCTGAAATAACATGAATAGATTTTGTTTGTAAGCCAGCAAACTGTATAATATCATTTATTTTTTTTTCATCACTATAATTGTGAATTATAATGGTTTCGCTTGGATTATAAATAGAATTAAAACGTTCTAATTCATCAAATACATTATGATTGTGTATATTGCTACTGGTAATACTATATTGAAAAAGTTTGGTATTGCCTGTAAATATATCAATAGCAGCACAACCGAAATAAATACTAGGATTTTTTTTCATAAATCCTTTATCATGTTTTGTAACAACATAACAAGCAATTGTATTGGTTTCTTCTTTTTTTTCATGAACATTAAAATTTGTCCCTGGAGAAAATACATGTAACTCTTTTCTGGTTTTCTTTTTACCTATGGAACCATTTTCATGCCAGACCGCAACTGTAAATCCCTCGTTTACTAAAATAGTAGAGTATTTTGTTAAGTAATAGTCTTCTGCGGTGAATCCTGCCATTTTAACCGGCATTTTAATTCCATCATGTTCATAGGTTAAATTTTTGTTGGCGCAATTCATATGGGTAATTTCTAGATAGTCATCAAATCTACTTAAAAGTCGTTCTTTTGTTTCGGGATGTTCTACCGCATAAACCTCATAGAATGAACCACATTGCCAAAGCAAAATAGTGGCCTCTCCATATTTTTCATAATACTTTTTTAATTCACGAAAATAATCAGCAATCATTCGATCATCTTTAACTTTTTTTTCTTGTTTCTTTTTTGTAGATTTTTTATCCTTATTTTGTTTTGAATTACTTGTTGATTTCCTTTGCATAATGTAGTAAATAAATTAACACATTATACTTTAAATCATTTGTATAATAAAACAAGGATATAAAATACTTATATAGAAGTATGATTACAATGCGTAAAAGGATATTGAAATATCATTGAAATAATACAACCAGATAATATGATAATTTTATGAATCCTCGTCTTTATGCCAATTATGTAAAAGCACATCGGCATTATTATTTTTAATTTCTCCACTTAAAAATGCATTTTCATAAATAGTTCTTAATATATAGTCAGGTGCGCTACTACCTATTTTTATAAGATTGTGATTTCTTAAATAATCTTTTATATCATGAATGGATTTCTTTTTTAAAACATTAACTTCATTTTTAATATTTTTTCTGGTTTTTTTAGATTTTACCAACACTCCTACTTTATTTCCTATTTTGCCTAGTGTTATTTTTCTTCTTATTCTTTTTGTTTGTATTTTTCTTTTTTTGGGTTTAGCTTTTGGCGTAGATATTCTGTTTTTTATTTCCTGTAATTTTTTTTGTCGTTCTATAAATTCTTTATGTTTTGGTAAATCCATTGATAAATTAAACATTGGTTTGTTTTCGCTTGTTTTTTCTTTTTTTAAAGTTTTATTATATTGTCTCCACGTAGGTTTAGAACCATTTTTTAAACATCCATAAGGCGGGTCAATTGCTAGAGATGTAGAAGTATTAAGATTATTTAGAGGTTGTTTATCATCCATTGTTCCTAAATGTATTTGAATTTGGGGTTTATCGTCAGAGATAGGAACTGGTGTATTAGATATATTATTTGTTTGTGTATTTGTTTGTGTATTTGTTTCTATATTTATGGGGGGGTCTTTTCGTCTTTTTAAAGTTTTATTTCGTTCTCTTTTTTTCTTTTTTTTTTTTATATTGTTTTTTTTTTTTTTTTTTTAGTTTTTAATTTTTTTTTTTTAATCGGTTT